TTGCCATCGGAGTCTACACCCCATTCGTTAATCTTTGCCCAGTACACATTCTGCAAACCGAATTTAACCTTATTCTTTTTGTTTGCCATAAGTTATACCTCCGTTTCGTAAAGTACTTCATAGAGTTTTTCGGACTCTATCCATACTTCTGATTTTGTATAGTAGATTTTATGACGTTTCAGAACCTGTTCTATCTGCTTTTCCAGTTCAGGATTCTTAATGTCTGTATATAATTCAATATCCAGCTGTTTAAAGCTGAAATACATCTGATTATCCGCAGAAAATGTATTCTCTCCGGGAGATAAAAATAGTAAAAAAGGAGGTGCTGGACTTTCGCCCTCAGCGAAATGGTGGTAAGCAAAAGGCAGCCCCATTTCTTCCATCATTTCTGCGATTTGTTCGTAGGTCATTTAAGTGCCTCCTCGATCAGTTTTTCAAACAGCTGTACGCCGTTTTCCTCTGCAGGGGATATATGCGCTTTTCCTGCCACACGTCCGCCGCCACGCTTGGCGTGGCCTTTTTCAAGGAGATGTGCCAACTGATAGCGATTCTTACTGTGAACAGTCATTTCCAGAGAATGGCTGTTTTCCTTTGTCTTTTTAACTGCCCAGCTTTTTGCGTAAGCACCGGTGTCCTTTGGTGCATTGGCGGAGATTTCTTTTTTTACCTCTGTGGCAGTTTTCTTTACAGCCTTTTTCATGCTTTCATTTGCAAGGTCGGCGTATTCCGTCAGACCTTTCATGATTTCAGCAGCCATATTATCAATTGAAGTCATCGGGGACACCTGCCTTTCTTGTTTCTCCCTCAATTTTCAGGTAATCGTTGTGGTCATAAAGGGGAATAATTCCTGTGATGTTGTAGATACTGTTTCGGAACAGTATACGGAAATTGGTGCTGTTGATGTTCAGTGATGCAGGGCTTTGACGAACGAGAAATTCAAGCTTCTGTACCTCTTTGGTTATTCCTGCATCAGTGGTTTCACTTGCTGTTTTCACGGTCACATTTGCCCACAGGGAGAATGTTTCTTCCCATTTGGTGATATGGTTGCTGATCTCGTCAATAACAGTTCTGTGTTCCAGAATGGTAATTCTCTGATTCAGATTTCCGATTTCCATTACATCACGCCCTCTCTCTGTGCAAACAGAATTGACCTGAGATTCAGCGTTAGCTTTTGATAATCGGGATTACTTCTGTTTTCATAAAGATAACCAAGTGCGAAAAGCATCGC